CAAAGTGATCCAACTGAATTGATGAGCGATACTGAGAAATATCTTTATCAGCAGAATCAAAAATTACAAGATCAGCTTAAGCAATTAGGCGAAAGTGTTACTGGGATAAATAAGGATAGGGCTTTAAATAGCGCTAATAGAAGAGAAGAGATTTTCTTCAAAAACAATCCCGATCTTAAAAGAGAACAAGTAGTAGATCAAGTTAAGGAGTTTTTAAACGAAAGGCCTCATTTTAAACAGATGCTTTTCAAAAGAGAGATGGAGCTTGGAGAAGTCTTAGCTGTTATGAACTCAGGAAAACAATCTAACCCTACTCCAAATTCTCAAGACTTAACCAAAGTTTTTGGTTCTGGGAGACCTAAAGCAGTAGCACCAGGTAAAAAGAGTTTTGATAAACAGGATGATTTCGGTAAAGCGGATGATATCCTTAATAATCCTTACTCTACTAATAAAGGCGAAGCGACTCAAGTAATTAATGATTCATTAACTGATTTTGTTATTTCTCAATTAACACCTAGTTAAAGGAGAAAAAAATGGCAATTCCAACTAATTCATTTACTACCTATGATGTAGCCACGGCTAACCAACGTGACGTATCCTCATTTGTAACCAACGTTTCACCTAAGGACTCACCTTTCTTTTCAATGATTGGAACGTCTTCTATGGTTGCCCGTGTTAAGGAGAATGTAACTGACGCACTGACAGAAGCTAATAAAGATAACGCACTTATTGAGGGTGATACTTTTATAAGCAAAGCAGTTGTTGATAGAACTGTTGAATCAAACGTATCTCAGATTTTCTCAAAACCATTTGAGGTTACTGAGACTCAGGATGTGGTATTGAAATATGGTGGAGTAAAAAGTGAAATTTCTTACCAGTTAAAGAAAAAATTCACTGAAATCGCAGCTGACGTTGAAGAAGCCTTTATTCAAGGATCTTCAGCTACAGGTGCTTCTAACGTTGCTAGAAAGCTAAGTGGTTTAATAGAAAAAATTACTACTAACACTTCTACTGCTGCAACTAACTCTGCATTATGGACAGGTACAGCCGCTGCGGAATATGCTGCTTTCGAAGACTTGTTAAACGATATGTTTGAACAGGCTTGGGAGACAGGTAATGTTATTAACACTGTTCTTGTTGGTGGAAACCGTAAACGACGAATTTCTAAGTTAACTAATAAGGTTACTAGAAATATTGATGCTGAGAATAAAACTCAGATTCTATCAATCAATGTTTATGATTCTGACTTTGGAACTGTAAATATCGTACTCGATAGATATGTTCCAGATGTTAACATCATCGGTGTTGATATTGAGATGTGGTCAACTGCATACCTACGAAAGTTTAAGCAACAAAAACTTGCTAAAGTTTCTGATGGTACAAACTTCGTGATCGTTGGCGAGCTTACCTTAGATGGTAAAACTGAAAAAGGTGCCGCGATTATAACAGCCTCTTAATAAGAGGTAGGTTATTCCCCTGAGGAAGGTGACGTCCCTCACCTAACCTCAGGGGTTCATAATATTGACGAAATGTACTATGTAATGTATAGTCATTGTTATGGAGTTGATCTTAAGAACAGGTGAACTGAACCCTAATTTATCTGACACAGATGCTAAGATAGCTTGTGCTAATCATCTTGTTGATTTATGGATGAAAGTACCAGAGAACTTATCAAATTTAAGAGAACAAAAAGCTGCATACTTACACGATAAAGGCTGGTCAATAGGACGTAATCTCAAAAGTGAATGTGATATTCCATTTGAGGCTTATTGTATGCTTCCACAAGAAATAAAACATAATCAATTTGAATTAATGAAGTGGGTAAAAACATACCACCCTTACTTGCTATTTAAATCTATGTAATGGATATAGTCAAAGAATACCCTTCCGTATTAACAATCCCTAAATTCAGACCTCACTCAACGTGGGAGTCTCATTATCCATTTGCATTTTTTTTAGTAGATGTTTTAAGACCTAAGAAAATAGTTGAACTTGGAGTGTATTTCGGTGGTTCTTTTTTAGCCTGGTGTCAAATAGTTAAGAAGTTAAATCTTAATACTAAATGCATAGGAATAGATGCTTGGGAGGGTGATAAAAATATGGGGGATTTAGAAGAAGGCGTTTATGAGTCATTAGTTAAGTCTAGAGACTCTGATTTCCCAGAACAAATTTTACTAAAAAAATATTTCGATGAAGCATTAGATGATATAGAAGATAATTCTATAGATATTCTTCATATTGATGGATTACATACTTATGATGCTGTTAAGAATGATTTCATTAAATGGCTACCTAAAATGAGTAACTCAGGGGTTGTTCTATTTCACGATACACAAGTTGAAAAAGAAGATTTCGGTGTTAAGAAATTCTGGTCTGAAATATCACAACAGCATTTTTCATTTGAGTTTCACCACGGATTTGGTCTCGGCATTTTATTAGTTGGCAGAGATATGAATGAGAAATTAATAGAAATGTTTACAGACAAAGATCCAGATAAATATAGAGATATATTTTATATGTTAGGAACAAGTTATGACTAATAGACGAATGAGAATCCTTATTGTTACAGTTCAGCAGGGGTTCTGTTGGTACTATAGACATAAATGGCCAATGACTGAGTTATTTAATAGAGGGTTAATTGATGTACAGGCTATAGATTACAAGGCTAATACACATAATATAATTGATCTTTGTATGTGGGCAGATGTAATCGTTATGCAATTTGGTGTTCTACCAGATTTAATTATTCATTTAAATGAACTTATAAAATCAGAAAAATTACCTAAATTAATAGTATCAGAATATGATGATGACTATTTAAATATCAGTCCTAATAACGGTGCTTACGGTCTATATGGTATGAAAGAAGTAACTTTAGATAATGGTAAAAAGGTTTGGGAAAATGGAAAAGAATGTGATTTATTTGCAGGAGAAAAGTTTAGTATAAAGAAGAATAAATTTAGAGTTAATAGAATGAAAGAAGGAATGGAAGCCTCTGACATAATTACTACTACAACTCAGATATTAGCGAATCAATTTTCAGATAAAAATAAAAACACTTATACCTTACCCAACTATATTAATCCTGACATTATGGATGGATTTAAGAAATTTAAACGTAAGCGCGACTATATATGTATAGGATGGCAGGGTGGTGATAGTCACTATGATGACTTAAAGGCTGTACTTCCTGTTATGAAAGAGATAAAAAAACTTTATAAAAATAAAGTTATGTTTAAGTTTATGGGGGCAGCATTTAATAAAATGTACAAAGAAGTTGATGGAATTTTTATACCTTGGTGTGAGCCTCAAAATTTTTATAAATGTTTTTATGCTAATATATTTGATATAGGTATTATTCCTCTTCAGTATAATCAGTTTAATATTTCTAAATCAAATATAAAATGGCTTGAGTATTCTTACTATAAAGTCCCGTCAGTAGTTTCTAATGTTAGTCCTTATAAAGAAGGAATAACTAATGGCGTTAATGGATTGTTGTATAATGATAACAATGAGATGTTCAATCATCTTAAAAATTTAATAGATCAACCTCTTAAAAGAGCTAAGATGGGTTATGATGCTCACGTTCACGTTAAGAACAATTATGATATTAGAAAATATGCTTATAAGTGGTACGATCTTTATAAAGAATCTTTAGTAAATAAGATTAAATTAATGGAGAAAGAGAAATAATGACAACGTTAGTTTTTGTATCCGTATTTACAACAACAGTATATACAAGAGCAACTTTCAGAACTCAATTACGAACAAGATTCGATGAGGATTCAGCGGATGTAATTACAGATTTACAGATCGATGGCCTTATAGATCAGGGACTTCGAGATATTAATTTTAGAACAAGATTGTTACCAGAATATGCAGAAGTAACATTAGATGCTTCTACTTCATATGACTTGCCAGCTAATATGACGAAAATAGATGAGGTTATCTGGATAGATACTAATAATAAATTTATTCAATTAGATAATCTTAATTTAGCAGAAATTCAAGCAGAAGGATTTGATAATTCTAGACCAAAATTTTGGATAAGAGATGGTAGTAAAATATCTATATTTGGTAATACATTATCTGCTGGTACTCTTAGAGTTTATGGTTCAAGAATACCTACATTACCTACATCTGATGGTGATAATATAAATATTCCAGATCAATATTTAGAGTTATTATTTTTATGGTGTGAATGGAAATACTATATGAGAAAAAGAATTCCAGATGAAGCAGCTATATTAAGGGATTTATATTTTAGTATGGCTGAGTTATCAAGAGACGAAATAATGGAAGAATTTAATCACGGAGTCACTTTGTATGGCAAAGGTTCTTAATCAATTATCTCTTGATAATTTTGCTTCTGGATTAAACACTGTAGATTCCCCTCACGATATGAGGGATTCTGATTTAAAAGAAGCTGCAAACGTAATTTATAGACCTACTGGAGAGGTAGAATCTATAGATCCTCCCTTACAAGTAGGTAATGAAATACGTGTTAATAGCATTGTAGTCACAAAGATACTTGGCGGTGCTAAGTTCAATGGCTCTATTTATCTTATGGCATCAAATGGAACTGTTGCGCGTATGGTTAAGAAGGCAACTCTTGCTGGTTCTATAACTGCATTTGCAGATGCAGGTGGTGGACAAGTAACAGTCACTTCAGCAGCACATAATTTAAATAATGGCGACTCAGTAACAATAATAGGTACAACGAATTATAATGGTACATTCACGATTGCTTCAGTTACAACAAATACTTATGATATTACCGACACATTTAATGGTGACGATGCTACAGGCACTTGGAACTCTGTAGGATGGACTGAAGTATCTGCTGTTGATTTCGATGCTAATACTAAAATTGATGTAAAAACTTACAATAGTAAATTATGGTTCGTTAATGGGCTTACAACTAATAGCAACGTTCTACATTTTATAAGTACGGGAGATGTTCTTACAGGACTAACTACTGCATCTGGATTAGAAGCTGGAATAAATAGAATCGCACTTCATTTGGAAAGAATGTGGATATCTAAAGGTAATAAAATATTTGTATCTAAACAATTCGCAGTAGGGGCTAATTCAGATTGGGACGCTACTAGGGTATATGCAGGATCAAATGCACCTGGATTAATCCAAATTGATGATAACCCATTAGATTCCATAGTAAAAATGATAACGTATTTTGGTCAGTTAGTCGTATTTAGAGACCTTTCAATACATTTAATAACAGGTAAAACAATATTAACATCGACTTTAACTAAGGCATTGAATTCTCAAGGTTGCATAGCTGACTTCTCAGTTGCTATGTCTGATATATCACTTTACTTCTTATCTGTTGGTGGGGTTAAGCAATTAAGAGGAAATACTGTTCAAGATAAGACAAATGAATTTGATTCAATATCTTCAATAGGTATCGATAGAAAAATAAGAACAGAGATAGATGCATTTGCTGATAAATCTGCTGCTGTCAGTTATGCATTTAAAGATAAGTTTTATATTTCTGATGCTGTATCTTTTATATATTGTTTTGATGAAGCGACTGGTGGATGGAGTAAGTTTGACTCAAAAGGAGCTGAAGTATTTATAGAAGATGGAGATGATCTATTTTTTGCTATCGGTAGTAAATATTATCAGTTATTTGGTGATACATCTGGATCAGTTACTTCAAGCATAAGAACTAAAGACTTTAACTTAGGTACTGATAACTTTCAAAAATTATTTGAAAAAATAACTGCTACATTTAAGGCTCTAACCGCAATTAGTACATTCACTTTAGAATGGTACTTAAATGGGGCTAGTAATACTAGCGGTACTAAATCTATAACTATAACAGGCACAAACTCACAGTGGGATGCTGGGTTTAAGTGGGATAGTGGTGTAAAATGGGACAGTGGAACCATTGATTTTTTTCGTGAAAATCAAAGAAAATTAAAAACTGGGATATCTATTTCATTCGGATTTAGAGCTACAGGAACAAATAGGTTTTCATTAAGTTCTCTAGATTTACTATATGAAAATACAAGGAGAGATGGATAATGTTAAGTTTAACAAATATAGTAGCGAATAGTGATATAGATTCATCCGTTGTAAATGGAATATTCGCTGAAGTTGAAAATTTTCTAAATGGTACTACTTCTAACGCAGATATAACACTAACTGGAACTGTAACAGGTCTTGTATTAACAGACTCTGTCGCCACATTAACATTAGGAGCTTGGACAGGCATTACTAACCTGAAAATGTCAGGAACTCTTGATTTAGGTACAAACACAATAGTTGATGGGACTATGGTTGGGAACTGGTCATTTAGCGCAGGTAATTTTACAGGTGTAGGTACTATTGGATCAGGTGCTATAACATCTACTGGAGCTGTTGAAGGAACATCTATTACTGATGGAACAGCAACATTAACATTAGGAGCTTGGACAGGCATTACTAACCTGAAAATGTCAGGAACTCTTGATTTAGGTACTAATACTATCGTTGACGGTACGATGGTTGGAAACTGGGCATTTAGTGCAGGTAATTTCACTGGTGTAGGGACAATAGGCTCAGGAGCAATTACATCTACTGGAGCGGTACAAGGTACCTCAATAACTGATGGAACAGCAACATTAACAGGTGGTAACTGGTCTGCGGTTGGAACAATAGGTTCAGGGGCAATTACATCTACTGGAGCAGTTGAGGGAGCATCTATTACTGACGGTACAGCTACATTAACAGGTGGAGCTTGGACTGGTATTACAACTTTAGTAGCTTCTGGTGATATAAGTGGTGAAAACTTTGTTCCTGAAGCAGATAAAGGAATAGATTTTTCAAACCAAACTAGCCCAGGAGCTGGGGTAACTTCGGAGTTACTTGATCGTTACGAAGAAGGTA